GCCACTCACGAGGAGGTGCAGGGGTGCCGTTGCCGCATCTGTACCCACACCCACGTGGCTCGCTGCGTAGACATTTGTTGAGTGAATGTTCGATGCTACACCGAGACCTCCAGAAACTACGAGGGCACCTGTGGTCACTGAAGCTGCATCAGTAGTATCTTGCACCCTCGCATCACCATTGACGTCGAGGGAGACGGTAGGAGAAGCCTCGTTGATACCCACCCTCGAGGTACTCACATCCACGAAGAGGTTAGAGACGGCACCGACAGTGAGATCGTCCGCGAAGGTCACAGTACCAGTGACATCCAGGGTTTCTCCGATGGTCACGTTGTTTTGAATTTGAACATTTCCTCGAAGGTCGATGAGCATTTGGTGCGTCTCATCCTCGTAGTGAAGGATGTGGTCATCTGTGAATGTATTTTGTGTGTACCCAATGGAAAACCTATGTTCATCTGCGTGATAAATGAGGGCGACGTTGGCATACTCAAGTGGATCACCTTCTTGGTGTTCAATCATGAAACCACTATCCAATCCACTCACGGAGTTGTTCGCGGCGACACCAAAAATCCGATCCGAAATCGTCACGGATTCCGAATTGAGAATGGTCGTGTTACCACTCAATGTAAGATTACCCAAAAATTCAGCTTCGGCGGCGGATACGACGTATGTACCCCCGGGTGTGAAATAAATGGGGGACTTTTCCAAGAATCCATCTGTACCCACCATGGGTACGTGTTTGTTAACGGCATCGATGAGACCCCCAACAGAAATGTTCGAACCCACTTGAAGGTTTGAAGTGGTCACGAGACCTGTCGTAGCATTCGTAAATTGGATCGTGTTGGATGTTGTATTAGCAGTGTCAGTAACTTGTTGGAGGGTTTGAAGTTGCGTTAACAAATTTGTAGGCAAAATCTTTTTGAGATCGTTGTTCGCATCGTTGACATACACATAGTTGATGTCACCCTCGTCGGCGACTATGGGGGCGTTGGGGATATCGTTGGAACGACCAACACCCGTGACGTTTACGATACCATTCGAGTTCCCTTTCACGACCAGACCGACGTTTTGAATGAGATCGTTGGGTCCATAGGGTTTCACGTTAGAGAGTGCACCCGCGGTGACATTACTGACATAGACAGTCTCACCCGTTTGAAAATTATCTGTATCAACTCCATCGGCGCGTCCAAACGTCACGATGAGACCTTCTTGGTTGAGTGTAAACGCCTGGTACGCTACACCTAGGACAGGCATAGTGGCACTCGAGTTTGATCGAGCTTTTGCAATACTGAACATGTTGTTCCCAATCGTACCTGTAGCATACACGGCATCACCTTTCGCAATTGTTTCGTCCGCCCTTGCGTAGAGGAAGGTGTGGTTCTGCAACTGGTTCGTCCAGTTGGAACCATCATACACGAGCATATCCTCATTAGCAAGTGTTGTCGTATCAATGGTGACATTTGCCAGTTGGTTCAACTTCACTTCAACATTCGCAGTGAGATCAGTGATGAGAGCGGTTGTGGGGTGTTTGAGATTGAGGGTACCATCTGTGGTTACGTTGGAAGATACATAGACATTCCCGACGACGTGTAGGTTAGAAGTTGGATTCTTTGTCTCAATTCCGACTCTCTTGTTGACTGTATCGACATGAAGAGTGTCAGTATCAACAGTCAGATTTGAAGATACGTAGACATTACCCACAACATGAAGATTGGCTTTGGGAGTCTTAGTGTTCACACCCACATGACTCGCTTCGGCGTCGACGTGAAGGGTCTCAGTGTCAACAGTCAAATTAGAAGACACATAGACATTACCCACTACGTGAAGTTCGGCATCTGGATTTTTGGTTTTGATACCAACTTTGTTTCCCGTCGCGTCGACGTGAAGAGTGTCAGTGTCTACAGTGAGATTTGAGCTTACATAGACATTACCCACTACATGAAGATTCGCTTGTGGGTTTTTAGTTTCGATACCAACGGAATTGGTTGTGGAGTCCACGTGAAAAGTATCAGTATCCACAGTCAAATTGGACGACACATAGGTATTACCCACGACGTGAAGCTCGGCATCGGGGTTTTTAGTCTTGATACCAACTTTGTTTCCCAATGCATCGACGTGAAGGGTATTTGTATCAACAGTCAAATTGGAAGAGACGTAGGCATTACCGACAACGTGAAGTTCTGCGTCGGGTGTTTTTGTTTTTATACCTACGCGCTGCGTAGATGCCTCGACGTGAAGTGTGTCGGTAGCGATAGTCAGATCATCTGATATGTAGGTGTTACCAACGACATGGAGCTCGGCGTCTGGTACCTTTGTGTTAATACCCACGTGGTCGTTGGTGGTGTCTACGTGAAAGGTATCGGTGTCAACCGTTAGATCAGAGCTTATATACGTATTACCAACTACATGAAGATTGGCTTGCGGGTTTTTGGTCTCGATTCCTACAGAATTGGTTGTAGAGTCCACATGTAGAGTGTCAGTATCCACGGTCAAATTGGAAGACACATAGGCATTACCAACAACGTGGAGTTCAGCATCTGGATCTGTCGTCTTGACACCCAATTTATCTCCGACGGAAACTATATCACTCAAGTACGTGTTTCCATTCACTACCAAAATGTTAGAACCAAACTCGTCAACGTATAAGTTTGAACCCACATCGAGGGTGTGCATTGGATTTGTGTTGAGCACACCCACGTTCGCTTCTGTGTAGAGACGACCGTACACGTGCACATTTATATCTTCACTCACGAGAGGTGTGATGACATTACTATCCGCACTACTTTCAGTGAAACTCATGACAATTTCTTTAGAACTTTCCAAAAACCCAACAGTCACATTTGATTGTGGACGTGTCATGATGAGACCTAGATCGAGAGTTGTATCCCCAGAAGTATTGTTTTGACCCAATTCTATGATGGCATCCTTGACTTTGAGATTTTCTGTGGTGATAGATGTCACACCCCCATTCACAGTGAGATTACCATCTAAAAGAACACCGCCCGAGACGACGAGAACATTTGATCCTGTATCATCTACATACACATTTGAACCAATACTTAATGTGTGACCAGGCAAGAGATTCGAAACACCCATCTTTCCAGTTGTAACAATACCTGTATCAGGACTTAAAAACTGTACCGTATTCGAAGTTACATTACCGCGATCGACGGTGACTGCCAGAGTTTGACCACCGAGAAGTGAGTTAGCACTTTCACCAGATTCGGATAATTCACCGGTTCCACGATTATACATCATCAATACGACGTTCGAATCTTGGAAATCACTTCTAAATCGAACGGGTGACATATAAATACTTCCACTGTTAGGTGTATTTAAGACGGTGTTACTGGCATTAAAAACGATCGTATTTTCCGCCTGAACATCCGAGTCAGGCACGTGTTTACCGAAACGAATTTTGGTTGAACGTTCCACCGTCGGCAAGTTCTTGACCATTTAATATAGTTGGGCATTTTAATTTGCATACAAAAGTCCAGCCATGCCATTATCGATACGGAGGATATTGTAGTTGACTGCGTATATAGGGTCGTTAATTGGTAAGGTCTCACTCATGATCTTAGCTGATGTAAGACGACTAAAATTCAGAGTACCCGTAGGCTGTAGAGAACTGGTGGAGAGACAGAAACAGTACAAGAAGAAGTCCGGAGAAGTTACAAAGTTTGTATGGTAGTAACTCATGACATCTATAAAGTGTGGCTTCCCCCATCTGTAATTACTCACATCGAGACCGTTGATGTTCAGTTTAATCTTATTCGTGGGCGATGTAAGTGCACCATCAGTTGTGGTGTCTGAAGACGCAAGGTACTTTACGGGGTGGTTGAATGTGAGATCCTGTATGACTGTACCTGAAGCAATATTCTTTTGAACTTGGGTGATCAAGAGATTGTGTTTCTTCGTCGCGACGTTTCCACGCTCTTCGTTATCGAGATAATAATAGTTGGCGAAGCATTCGACGTTGTAATCGGATGCAACAGTTGCCCAGTGAATACGAATTTCGACATTATGGTAGTTTAGAGCCACGAGAGGGAGTGCATTTTGAGGTCCTTCACAGAAGAAGAAACGTAAGGGGTAAAAATGTGAGCGAGCGCTCACACCTGGATGTGTACCTAACGCGCTCTTGGAAACATTTTGAGCGAATGTATCGATGGCGATTTTCTCTGTGAAAATCGCATCTTGACTATCAACGAGGGAACCACCGATGTAGAGTTCCACCTTATCAATAATCGTATCCCATCGCTGAATGTCAAGGGCTTGGGCCGTATCATCGATTGTAAAATAGACGTAGCCGAGGAGATCTCCAGAACGTTCGAATTGAACACTGGACATAGAATTGTTTTTCACAGGTCCATGGATGACTTGTTTTTCGATGGACTGTGAAAAATTAGCATGCCGTTTAAAGGTCGAGCTAAAGAAAGATATTTCGGGATCACCAGTGATATATTCATCCTGGGCTCCGATAGCGATCAATTGCACGACACCTGCTGACATGGTATACTACTTTAAGGGGAGAAAATTACAAATTGGGTTTTCTACACACGAAACGGAGAACTAAAAAGTTATCTTTCTCGGGAGTTGATGGTACGATCAGGTTTCCATCTTGATTTCTGATGTTTATATTTAATCGATCAATACGACGAATTGGATCGATATATTGGGTCACAATGGGGTAGTTATCTTTGTAGTCAATAACATGATCTTCAGACTTTACAAGACTCGCGAACGAATTCCGTAGAATACTGAGGGGAGCTTGTCCATCGTAAACGTTTGATGTACGATCATTGAAAATGGAATCGAGTTGTTCAATGGATACATAACAATGTTCAGTAGCAACATTGGAATGAATGCGAGCAGCGAGGAGTCTAGCCTGAACAACATTCTTCAGTGGTTGACTGAGAAAGCAAGTGAAGGTGTTCGCGCTATCCTGACCCAAGGTATCGACTGTGATTGTGTGGTACTCATAGTTGAGATCGGGAATCGTCTCCGTTGGTGAAGTAATGAGAGCCATTTATAGTTAGCTTAGATTAAAGATCCACCGATTCCATCCTCAATCGCGTAGCCAGCGTGGTCATCAACAAGTTGTTGGGCACCACAGAGACCACCGGGGGTAAGACCTAAAGTATAGGCATCATCCTTCTTACCCGAACCTGGGGTACACTCGAGACTGGGCTTGAGATCGAAGATGGACGCTTCGGAAACAGCCTTGATCTTGATTGGCCTGGGTTGGTACGCACTGATGTTACGGGTGAGTGCGAGGGCGACAATCAGTAGGATCAACACGATGATAGAAGTGATCGCGTTGCGGTTGGCTTGATTCAACTTGAACATTTATTATAGGTGTACATTTTTTTAAAGTGCGTTAAAGATATTTTTTTTAGTTTCTACATAGAGAGTAGATGGACGAAGAAATCATTCTTGACCGAGGAAATACCACTGTGATGAAATTGGATGCTGATGAACAGGCGCTTATGGATGAGATTGAAATCTCAGCACCTCGTCCCAAACCTGTTCCCCGTCCAGTACACAGGCAAGCACCCCCTCAGCAACAGACCCATCAAGAGGCGATGGATGCTTTTGTGAATCCCAATAAACAATCCGCTCCTGTACATTCTCAACAGGATGAAGAGATTGACTATGGTGAAAATGAACCTACTTTTTACGACGATGAACCAATGGGTGGTCCAGGACCCGAAGAAGAGCAACCTTCAAAGGGCTACACTTCAATTGACGAGGAGAAGTCGGATCTCATTAATAAGCTTGGACGCCTCGAGAAGAAGGGGTTCGCTGTGAACAAGAGACTCACAGCGTATTCGAACATAGACGAATTACGTTCGGAGGTGAAGCGTATCACCTATAGCATAGATGTGGAACAGTCGGTTCGATTCTCGAGGCGTATGTTGATCGCTTGTGTGACCGGTTTAGAGTTTTTGAATAAACGCTACAATCCTTTTGAAGTTCAGCTCGAGGGTTGGTCTGAGTCTGTAATGGAGAATGTCGATGACTATGATGGTGTGTTTGAGGAGTTGTATGTAAAGTATCGCTCGAAGGTCAGTGTCGCCCCTGAAGTGAAGTTGATTATGATGTTGGGTGGTTCGGCAATGATGTTCCACTTGACGAATAGTATGTTCAAGTCGGTGATGCCCAATATGAACGATGTGATCAAACAGAACCCAGATCTCGTGAAGAATATGATGTCGGCGGTCCAGAACACAACTAGAAACACAGGTGGACCATCTGATAATGCTCCCGTGGGTGGCACGAACAATGGTGAATATGAGATGCAGGGTCCGGGTGTAGATATCTCGAGCCTCATGGGTGGTATCATGATGCCCCCACCACCCCCGATGAACACTACGATGGGTGAGGCCCCCCAGGCACCCAGTCTTGATGACGACGATGTTTCAGACATCATTTCCATCTCAGGAGACTCCACTGGGGGTGAAGTCAAGGAGGTAAACGTCAGTGGCGCCACCAAAGCGAAGCGTACTCGACGAAAGAAGAAGACGGAAATTAATCTCTAAATATATATAAATGATAGCGTATTGTCCGCTGGAGGATCTGGAACCTCCCGCTCGACAGCAGAAGGCTGTCGAGAAGCCCGAGGTCGAAGAGGTTGAACCTCAGATCGGTCTCGAAGAAACTGAAATGAATTACGTCATCATGGCTTTCATTGCCGGCGTGATTGTATTAGCCGTCTCTGATTCCATCAGGGCGTAAATGAACTATGTCTACCGCGAGGTCTCAACCCCTCGTAGTAAATTTAGTATGTGTAGGTTTTGAGTAATTCCGAATCGCTGTTAAATCGGATCGTTGTCAGACCTCCACCAGTGGATGACAAAAGTTCGACGTGTATGTCATACGCGAATTCTTGTACCGATGCTTCACCATCAGCTGGTACAACACTAATTGTGTTTGCTGTCGTTGTCACCGTAGGGCTCCAAGGATAAGAGTTTGTTCCACCGAAAAGGTTTTTCGTGCCTATGGCGATGTTTTCACTCGATGCAGTTCCGTCGCTCGTACCTCCATGAAGTTCTAGAATTAGGGTACTTATGTTGGATACCGTAGAAGTTTCGCGAAGCATCATCACGAGTTTAGCATAGAATGCGTTATTGTTGAATGTTAATGTGATATCCTTAGCTTGACTGGTCGTGAGTGTAAAT